GTGATCGGCTTGGAGAATGGCTTGCCAGTCAGGACTTCGCATGTGCGGCCGAAAGCAGGAAACAGCGTCGCAGTCTTCAGGCGATTGTCGTATGAATCACTGGTTTCGTTCGGCCACTGCGGCAAATACGTCTTGCCAGCCTTGCGCATGGCCGTCGTTCCGCCAAGCAGGGCGCCGATCGTCGGGTAGTCCTCCGACATCGCTTCCACTGCTGGTGTTTGGTCTCGGACGGTGGATGTCATGCGGAATTGGCTCAGGCGTTGAAGCTGGTTACGGTAGTGGTGCGTTTGACGATCGGCCAGCGCTTGACCAGGAAATACCCGTTTGCGTCGTTCGGGTGGTCATGGCCCGTCTTCTTGTCCGGCTGCCCATCCTCGCCCCAGACCTGTTGCTCGAGCGCTTCAGTCGTTACGGGGCAGGCGTCCGTGTTGATCAGGAATCGTCGCTCGCCAGTCGCGTTCAGGATCAGCGCGTTGTATGCGTTGACACGATCCTTGACAGCAGGGTTCGCCGAATTGACCTCGACCTTGAAGCCGGCCTGCTTGAGGATCGACAGGTCCGACTCACTGGCGTTTTTCGTGCTCGTGTTGCCGCCGGATGCGTCCGGATAAATGACGACAGCGTGTCCAGCGTTGACGAAATCCTCTTTCAGGATCTTCACCATTGCCGGTGTGTCGCGAACCTTCGTGCGCTCCAGAAGCGTGCGCGGCAGCCCGTCACGAATGACGTTGATCGTCGCAGTCATGTTGAGCACGTTGAAGTCCATGCCGACATGCAGCGTCTCTTTCGGCACGATGATTTCGTTCGTGTGATTCTTGATGCGGTCGAAGTCTGCATAGATGCTGCCGCTCGCCAGATTCACGAACTGGCCGCGAAGGTAGGCGGAAATGAGTTGCGGCGGGTAAGACGCGAACAGCGACGGAATGTAGTCGTCCGGCAGGTTTAGTTCGTTGTCGTATGTGCTGGCCTGAATGAGGCCATACATTGCCGCTAACTCGGGCTTTTCCCGAACCGCTTTCACGAACTGCTGGTAGACGAACTTGAAGCCTTCCGGCGTCGTTGTCACGTCGATGCCGTTCAGCAACCCCGGCACTTTGTACCGCATACGCGCAATGATCTTGCGCCAGGCAGTCTGCGCCTTCTTTAGAGCCATCACGTCGAGCTCATCGATCAACGCATGGCCGATCTTGAAGCCGACGATTGTCTCGGGCTTCTCCATCGACCGGCAAATGACCGTGCCACGGTATTTCCTGCCTTCGTAGACGTGGACTTCGTGGTTGCCCTGATTGATCTTGACGCGCAAGCCCATCACGGCGGCGACTTCCTCTATCGTCGGATAGAAAATGTCGCGAATCTGCGGGTAGGTCGGCGCGAAATAGCCCTGGTTGATGCCGGGCCAGCGCCAGAAGTGCTCACAGATGCTTGTACAACCGACCCATGTCTTGCCAGATCCGAATCCGGCCACATAGGCGCGGAACTTGTGCGGCATCTGCAGGAATTCAGACTGCGGGACATTTAGTGTCGGGTTAATCGCTCTCATCGGCAGTACCGGTCGGGCGTCGCGCGTCCTGCACGGTGTAGGTGAATGACTGCGGCGTCGGCGGTTCGCGATCGTCCGATTCGCCCTTGAGACGATTGATGAACATGCCGCCTGCTTCCTTGGCAGCCTGCTCAATTAGCTGGGCCGCCATGCCGAAATTGCCGCGGCTCGACGTCTTCTCGTACATGCGCTGAAGCGCTTTCAGGCGAAAAGACTGGTTGGCGATCGGGATGGATGCCGTCTCTTCCAGAAACGACTTACGCGTAGCGTGGAATATTTCGCGCCATTTCTTGGCGAGATTGCGCGTTGTGCGCTTCGTCGGATCGTAAGCGGCGACCTGTTGTCGCGACACATCCAGTCCGAATTCTTCCTTAACCGCCTCAGAAACCTGTGTAGGGGTGTCAAAGCATGCCAGCGCTTGCACGATGAACGCTTTCACGTCCTCCGTGAGCGTTGCCATATTTCATTCCGTAAGTCGGTGGTAAAACTCATGCGACCTTGAGATTGCAGGTTCCACAGGCATGAGCGATGTTGATCTGACTGATCTCGGGCGCCTGATTCGCGGCTCTCACCATCTTTGCGACGCTGCTATCAGGCGAGCCAACGCCGTAGCGCCGAACTACGCCGATGAACTCTTCTACGTCATGCGACTGAATGCCGATCTTCGGCTGGCCGTCCTTGGTGAAAGCAGGAGCGCCGAACTCATCCAGCCTGTGCGCCAGGTGATATAGCTCGTGCTCGACCAGCGCACAGAACTCGGCATCCGAGCATTCACGGCAGTAATTGGCATCCAGTGTGATGAGATAGCCCGGCACACGGCCGAACCATTCTTCCATCTGCTGCTCCTGCCGGCCCTTCTGCCAGGCGCCACACCGGAACGTCACTTCTTCGCATTGCCCGATTACCCGGCGCATCTGGCGCGTGTTCTCGGTCGCAGCCCAAAGGAAGGCTAGGTCAGCGAAGCGCAGGTGCTCGTGATCTTCGTTGTGGAGCGCGGAGCCTAGCCTCAGGAAGGTATCCATCACCCAGTCGTGAACGCCATCCGCCGGCACAAAGTGTTTTGTCCAGTTAGAAGCGTCAAAAAGCAACGCTGGTGGGTGCGGTCGAGCGGGCATCTTATGCGCAGCGTCATTCTTCATGGTCAATGCGGCACAAAATGTTTACTCGCCCTCGTAAAAAGGGCTTGCATGAGGCACAATGTGCCTCTATAGTTCAGTCATGCCGCTGCACTTGCAGAAGGCGAACCCCGGAGAGTCACCATGTACAGCTACCGCGTCATCTTCAGAAGCGCAATCATCATTGTCTCGGCCTGCGATGCAGACGATGCCCAAGAGAAAGCGATTGATCAACTTGAAACTGAAGGCCGCGTGCACGACGAGATCGTCGGCATCATCCGCCTCACTGCGATCTAAGGGGCCGTCATGATCAAGCGCACGCAACAGGACTGGTCGGTAGGTAGCGTCGTTAAAGTCGGCTTCCTCGCGCTCACCGTAAAAGCAGCCATCACAACCCCGGGCGACCACAAGCCCGACGCCTACATCCTGGTCAACAAGGCCGGCACGCATCTTTACAAGTTCGTCCCGCACAATGGCATCGAGAAGATCGACGCTTTTGAAGCGCGCGAGATGATCGCTGATTCGTGGGTTCAGGCTGACCGCGTCGCGGCACAGGCTATTGAGCATGCGAAGCAGAGCGCCAAGGCCATTGCTGACATCAACGACATCATATTCAAATGACACCCAATTCAGACAACCACGACCCGAAGCCTGAAACCGTCCGCGCCCTTGTGGAGCGGATTGGGAAGTCTCAATTCTGGATCGCCGCCACGATTGGTATTAGCGAGCGCCGGCTGCGCTACCTCATCGCGGGATCGCGAGAGGTGGAGGGCAAGACGACAGATGTCGAAATCACGTACCCGGAACAGTTCGCGCTGGAGTGCTTGGCGCAAGCAGCCGAGACTCTGAGTCAGGATCGCCCGCGGACGCTGAAGATCGAGATCCGCAAACGTGGCGCCGCTAAATAACGCCCATCAGCGTCAGAATCCGCTCCATGTGCTGCCGGTAGTATCCCGTCATCGTCCGGCCATGCTCGTCATTACCCAGAGCGAGCGGGTCGGACATTTCGCTATGAAGTGCCGTTACTGCGCAGCGGAGCGATTCGACTTCGCCGGGTGCGAGCGGTTCGCCGTTGATGTGGACGGTGGGTGTCTGGTAGGTCATGCCGCTTCCAGCATGCCAATATCGGCTCTGTGTCTCTCGATCTCACCATGCTCGCGGTGCACCACAATCAGGCGCATGTCGCGTCCGGCACGATATCCTTGTCCCGCATGCCATGCATCCCGAGCTGCGAGAGTGCGGAAATACTCCACAACGCCGCCGCGGTATTCCTTGATGTCCTGGTGATGAACGTGGCCCACATACCAGTAGCGGTGCTTCGTTTCGCCCCACTTCTCAGGCTCGTCGGCCGCCATGATAGGCAGCATGTCCGGACCTTTGATCGTGTCGCCGTGAGTTGAGCCAATCAGCACCTTGCCGAACTGGAAATACCAGGCGACTGCGGGCGATAGGTCGACTTCGACGCGCGGCTCATCGTGGAAGTAACACGAGATCATCAGGGCCAGCGCGTACGCCGAGTGCCCGTCGTGATTGCCGCGGTTGATGCGGAGAATCACGCGCTTGTGCTTCTCGAGCAGCCGGCGCACACAGTGGAGCATTGCGCGGAGGCCAACTTGCTGCACCTTGGCCCATCGCCCGTCTACATCGAGCTTGTGGCCTGACTGACTTTCGTTGCGCTGATTGTCGGCGTGGAACATATCGCCGAGATTCAGAAGCAGGGCGGTCTCGGCTGCTGGTGCGGTTGCTACAAGGCGATCGACTGCGGCGCACATCAGGCGCTCAGCGATCTTCAGGTCGAAGTCCTCTCCAGCTTCTGCCCACCAACTGTGGAGTCCGACGTGCGGATCTCCCTGCGGGTAGACGCACAGCAAATCAGAAATAACATGGCTCGGCGCGGGAGTAATCGGCGCCAATGCCTTGACGCCTTCAGCCAGCGACTCAGCGAACTCGCGCAGGATCTGTTCAGTGCGATCGCGGTCGACCTCACTTTTTACCCACTGCGCCGCAACGCCGTCTTCCGTCCAGAGTGTGGATACGCCTTTAACTCGGAATCCGTCAGGAACCGGGTGAGTCATCGCGTGCGCCGGCGAATACCCCATCTTCGCAGCACGCTTTTCCAGCGCCTGAATTGCACGACTAATGTTGCTCTTGTGCAAACCAAGGTGCGGTGCGGCTTTCGCCGCGCTGCCGTGCTTCTCGATCGCTTCGAGGAAACTACGCTCGCGCGCATCAGCGAACTCTCGCAATCGCGGATCAGGTTGATGCGCCACGGTTTCCCCTTAAGAGCTTAGTTTTGGCCCGAAGTCGCCGCACCATACATCCGGAGCGGTGATCGGAAAGGTCGAAATGATCTCGCCTTCGCTGATGTCGAAGACCGGTACAGGCGGATGACGGCGACAGGTGATTACTTCGTCGCCGAAGTGCGCGAATCGGCACTCACGGCAAATCTCGGTGCGCTCGGCGACTTCGATAACCTTCGGTTTGCGAGCCATCGAGCCGCCAAAATAAAAAAGCCGCTCTAGGCGGCAATCTCATCAGAAGATGAGAAGGGGTAGGCGAGGATTACCGCGCTCGGCCCGCATAGCGCCATGGCTCCCTATCGCGACGCGCGACCGACTCTGTTTCACCCTCAATGGAACGGACTGGCATGCGAGTGCGCGCCACTCACCAGTCCAGTACTGCGCGCTCCATTGAAAGCAGTCCGTTGTGCCGTAGGGGTGGACCACGCCCGAGTACTACCGGCGGTTTTCTGTCGCGCAAGGGCTACACAATCAGCGCTTTCGCCAATTGGTGACGCCCGAGAGGCACAAATTAATCCAAATAATCTTCCGGCCTGCAGCACTGCCGCCCATCTACTAACTCACGTGCGCACCACCAGCAGCGCGGTGGCCCGGAGTTAATCGTCCACCGCATCGGCGCCCTCAATCTGGTCTACTGCGTCAGTCAGTGCCTTAGCCATCCCGAGGTTCCAGGTGGCGCAGAGAAGAAGCCATGCGGTTAGCGGGTTCAATTGACTACCGCCCGCAGCTCGTCCAGCCTCGCCACAAGCGACGCCTTCAGCGCTTCGTCAATGCGCATGCGCTGAATGTCCTGTTCGATGCTGTCGATTAGCTGTTGCGCTTCCATTGCTGCCTCTGAATTCTCGCCGGCTACTCCCGGCTGAGAGACGCATTGCGCGTCAAGCACCGTTAGACCTGCTTCGGCGCGGCGGGAGATCGAAAAGTTGTTCTGCTGCTTGGCGAGCCGGGCTCCATCCACCAACCGATCCGCGCTTGAGCGTCAGAATTGGCCTGCTTCGGGCTGGCTGCTCCATTTCTTCTGAGGCTCGTTTCGCTGCCCGTCTTTGCTCGCTAGCCTGCTTTGCAGCACAGGCTTCCATTGGATCGCGGCCAAACGATCGCGATTCGAATGTGATTGAGCGGGCCATGGCGCAGAATGCAAAAAGCCCCGACAGCGTTTACTGGCGAGGCTTTAAAGGAATTTCGGGACGAGTTCGCCCATCAAGGGCGGCACCGGAGCTTTCGCTCTATCGTCCTGCGTCGGCTCTGTTTCGCTTTCGCTACTACGACGACTAAGACCGTAGGTTAATACTAGATGTTGTGGATTGCAAGAGATATTTTACTAGATCGGCCATTTTTATCGTGTCGGAAGTTCACTCTCACAAATTCAGTGCAATGATCTCTCTCCGCGATGCGCATTGCGCAAAACCGCCTCACTCCGGATTCTCTGTCGAAACTGAGTGTCACTCTCTATCCACAAACACCATTCTTCATCCCAGTAGTATCCATCTTGCGGTTGTGTGGAGGTGTGGCGCAAATCCCGCAGTCCATTTAACGCCTTCATACCGGCTCCCTCAAAAGACTCTGCGCGCGCCCGGTCGTATCCGCCACCGACCCCATCATGCAGGTCATCACGCCATCGAATTTCTTCTGATGCTTGCTCCACGACTCCACCGGCAGCCCAGCAGCCAATGCGCGCTCTGAATCCGAGTAGCGCTTGGCTCCTGATCCGCCGCACTTATTGCACTTGCTGGAGTGACCGGACTCAATCGTGTATCCGGTCCCATGGCATGTGTCGCATGTGTCGATCAAATACTCCTTGATGCAGGCCGTCGCGAGCTTCTGCGCATAGCTCAGTTCGACTTTGAGCCGCTGGGATGCTTTGTTGGCTAGCAAATGAAGCGCGCGCTTTCCTGCAGACCGGTCATTGGCGAACTTGAACCGCAAAAGAGCGGAGCCAAGCGCGTCCGACATACCAAGCGCAGTAATCCGGTCAATCGCCTTTTCCTCTCGCTCGTTCCAAGCGAGATTTGACGAATGAACATCACTGGCGATCTTCTCTCGAATCATCATAAACCCCGCCAACAAGATATGGTCTGAAAACGCTTCTAGGACACTGCATATTGTAAATCAAAACGCGCAGTACTCCTACTGAAAAGCGTTGTCAATCAGCAAGTTGCGATCATTCTTCGAGCCCCGTCACGCCATACATGTACATAGGCTCCGGCGGCGATTCCCGCTCCTGCGTGACTACTTCCGCCACCCGATCCCGATTCCTCCTCCGGCTGAGTGTCGGTGCTTCGTAGCGGGGGCGGTGGAGGATGACTAGAAAGATCAGCAGGCCGAGAGCGAAGATGCCCAAGATAAAGCCGACTAGAAGAACGCCTAGATTGATCATGATTGTTCCTTCAGCGCCCGGATAAGGCCGGCGATCTCGTGGCCTTCAATCGTTCCCATGTCGTAACACTCTGCAATGTCTGCGCAGCGCTCGATGAGGGCTAGATAGTCCTTATGCAGGACATAAAGCCCGCTTTCGCAGGGCATCGATGAAACGCCGTATCTTTGGGGTTTGGTCATGCTGACCTCGCTGTGTTGATCAGAAAAAGCAGGGCCAGCGGCCATCCGGTCTGCGTCCAGTGGATGCCGATCACGACCAGCACCATGATCACGATGTTTTCGAGAACTGCCCATGCGTAGTTGGTCATGCCGCCTCCATCTCTTGTTGTTCAACAAATCCCATTTTTCTAGCCCTTACCAGATTCCACTCTTCGTAGGCGTCGTTCCACATCTCACGCTTTTCCTCGCGCGTGAAGCGTCGCCCTTGGTCATATTCTGTGTGGCAGTAGTAGCAGGCAGGCAGCGTCAGTTCGTTCGATACCTTCAGGCCCGTTCCTTTGCCCTCGTTGCGGTGCGCCGGCACACACGTCTCGTCCGGCTCTCGCAGCCGACACAAGCCCGGTATTTGCAGATAACACCGCTCATCGCGGCAAGCCGCCAGATACTTCGACCCCTCAGCCACCGTCGCCCGCTTCGCCTTCCGCTTAAGCCCGACTCTCTTCTTAGCCTCCTGGTTGCGCTCGAATGTTTGGCGGTCGGGCAGGGCGAAGGGTTGCGGCTCTTTGCGTTTGAAGCCAGTTCGGCGCATGGGCGTTTTGCGGGTGAGGGTCATCCGATCACCCGATAGTGTTTGCCAGCTATGTGCTCTAGGACGGGTTGGCGCTCTTCTTCCCAGATGCATTCGCCGTTCGCATCGAGCCGCTCGCCTCCTTGCGCCCACCGGGTGATGGCGTGCCAAAACGGTGAACGCTCGCCGGGTTGCGTCGGCAGAGGGTCAAGCGATTTATTCAGCACGATCGGCCCGCAATAGTGATGCATCTCGAACGTCCAGCGCTTGCCCTTGGCGTCGGTGATGTGGCGGGTGGGTCCCGCGCATGAGATATGGATGAGTGTCATACTTCCTTCCACATGGCATAGAGAGCGCATGCCGCAAAATAGACGCCGGTCACAATGGCAACCGCCGGCAAGAAATGAGGCGCCAAGTAGATCGCGGACAACACGACGTAGAGTCGACTATCTTTCACAGAGCCCTCGCTTCCGCACGCCGCGTAGATTCGATCGTTCTCCACGCTTCGATCTTTGCCTCGGCCGCAGTGATCAGCCAACGAAGCTGTTCTTCCTTCTCCGTGGCTTCCTTGAGACCTTCGAGCACTTCGATGTACTCCTCGTCGGCGTAGGCTTCCCGCTCCTGGATGGCTGCCGTCTTGTGCCCCCGGATTTCCGCTGCCCGCATCAGCAATGCCTTCTTGCTCTTGCGGAAGTTTTCGAGATATACGCGCTGGGCCTTAGCTTGGGCGTAGGGCTGGGCGTTATCTCGAATGAAATCGAGCGCGCGGAAGATGTTGATTTCGCTTTCGTCAGTCATTTCGGGCTCCCGTAGCAGGCTCGGTCACAGACGGGGCATGCTATTGACAATGTGTCGCCCTCACGTTGATCAGATGTGAGGCGGCCTTCGCTTTGCATGCACTCGAACACAGTCCGGCAGTGTGTGCAGTGAAACTTCCATTCGCGCTCACTCGGCGGCGTCCCGCGTTGAATGATCTTCATGCCACACCTCTCTTGATCCAGTGGACATAGAACCCGCGCACCCACGAAAACGCGTACAGGAAGCACAGCGCGAAAATTCCGTACTGACCGGCCTTCCAGGTGGTCCAGAACCAGAATGGCTGAGACGCTAGGCCGAACAGACATGCATAACGCCGCACCGATTCACGCTTGTCTTGCGACAGGAAGACGGCCGTTACGCCGCATAGGCCGATGGCGATTTGGTCGATCATTGGGCCTCCACAAGTCCGAGCGTTTGCGAGTAGGCGAGGTAGTGAGCGACCTTATCCAGCTTGGCCGCCATAGCGAAGCCATCCTGGCTGAAATAGAATTCGCCGCCTGAAACAGAACCCAACTGATGCACCATGGCGAGCAAATCATTCAATTCGCCGTAGCACCGCTCCGCGTTCGTGAGATCCTGTCCGGGCTGGATCTCGCTCAGGCCAAAGTGAGCGCACTTGAGGGCAATCTGCGCGACTTCAGATGCCTCTTCAGCGATCTTGATAAGGTGGTATTGCGCAAGTGTCATCATGTCGTTTTCTCCGTTAGCCCGCGCCACGTTTGGTTCTGATCGATCAGTGAGTTGCCAAGCGGCTTGTCGAGCCATTGAAGACCACTCCACCAAATCCGCCACTCGTACGGCCAGCCACAATCGAAGAAATGTGCGTCGTACCAGCCAACGCGCTTAGGCGTGAGGGGCGGCCGGAACCAGTCAGTCACGTTCATTTGACTTTCCCTCCAGCGGCCACAATCGCAGCGCGCACTGCGTCGGCGTTTTCCTTTGGGACTTCTACCGACAGGAACTCTGTCGTCTGTTGTTTGCGCCAGGTCTTAAAGAATTTGTCAAGGCTGTATTCCTTTTCGGAGCCGACAGCCTGATCAGCAACCCATCCCCCGTCAATTTCCAACTTGTCGGCGTCATTGAGTTTGTGGGCGTCAAACTCATAACGATCGACGGGATTGCCGTTCACTGTGACCACTTCATCGTCGATGTAAAAATCGCCCCAATAAGCCTCGTCGTTATTGAACGCTTTCCATTCGGCGCCGGTCGTCTTAATCACTTTGTTTCCCCCTTCTCTTCCTTCTCCGTGGTGTGGGCGAGAGCGCGACGCTGTGCGTCCTGCAGGATTCGAGCGAACTTGTCGACTGAGCAGAACACGCCATTCGCGGACATGATGTCGATCATTTCGCGGTGGCTGAGACCGATCACTAGTTGGGTGGGGGCGGGTAGGGTGGTCATGCCGTCACCTCAAGATCGTCAGTCACTTCGTCATTGATAGGGGTGCCAGAGATTGGTCGGAGATAACGATCCTCAATGCAAATCTCGGTCGTCCATACCTCCTTTCCAGAACGCTGCATAGTGCAATGGATGGGCGTCCGGCTTTTGCAATGCCACGCCGGACTATCTATTCCGACGATAGGACCGACGCTCAGAACCTCCACAATCACGCCTTCATCGACGCAATCGCTCGATAGATAAGCCAAATCACCCGGTTTGCAATTCATTGCTCGTCTCCTATCGCCCGATACCTGTCATACGGCATCACTTCCAGCCCGAAACTCCCGATCCACCGTCCTTCCCACTTCAGGATTTCGGGCTCGGTCAGTGGCTCTCCGTCAGGGAACAGGCATTGGACTTCGTATAGCCCGTCGCGCTCTGGCGGCGTTGCGCATGTTTTCCAGGTCATGCGGCCTCCGCGTATTCGTCGTCTTTAGAGTCGGTCAGGTGGATAACGACACGACCCTTGACACCACTAGGCGCCGAAACGAGTCCCGCTGCGGCTGCGAAAGGGTTGATCGTCCTCACGGTCTCTCCCGCGATAACCCGCCTATGCAGATTCGCCTGGCGGTATTTCTTCTCTTTCTCGGCGCCGCTCATCTTTGTCCGCGGAGCATCTACGCCAGGACCGAACCGATAAACTGGCATCGCTTTCGCGCTCGGTGTCGCACGGTCCCAATCAACGATATGGATGGCGCCCGCTTTATGTTTCGCTGACAGGTAGGCGTAGATGGTGGACTGGTGCAGTCCCGCCTTATCAGCCAACCAGTAACAGGTTGAATCAGACGCCTTCAAGTTGTGTTCAACGAGCCTCCAACTCGGCGCGTCTTCGTTAAATCCGTGCTTTCCACGGCGACCCAAATTGAGGTCGTGGGCCCTTGTGTTGATAGCTGCCAATGAATGTCCAGGAAACTCGCTCATATGCGACTTGATGCGACCGCCCGTTTTCCATATTTCACGCAACCTGGCGTCCTGTTCCGCAGTCCAAATAATTCTTGGACCAAGAGAAATCTTCTGGGCGCGCTTCTCGATGGCCTGGACGCTGCGCCCCGGCAGAAGATGTGCATGCTTCCGGATGGAACCGGGAAGCGGCCAGAATCCGCGGATGACGTCGTCCTCACCCTGCGTCCAATGCTTGATCGTGGTCATGCTGCCTCCCTCAACTCGCATTGCTCGGCGGCGTACATGTGGCCTTCGTTGGCCCGCTTGATGATCGCCTGCAGCACAACCTTGATTTCGGCCCGCGTCGCCATTGCGCACTGCTGGTCGTGCACCTCGATCGCCACGCGCATAGCCTGAATGCCAGCTCCGTCGAATGCCCAGCGCTTGGTCCGATCGGCGCGATACTTGGTCGCCATCAGCGCTTCCATAGCGGCCTTGACTTCAGGGATGAACTCTTCGCCATATCCCTTTTCGGCCAGCACGAGCGCTACATTCAATGTTCCAGCAAGGATGTACCAATCCTCCTCGCTGCCGCGCTTGAGCATGTTTTCGAATGCGATGTGGTAGGCGAGACCCAAGTCGCGCTGCTGGTCATCGGTCAGCGGGTTGGCGTCGCGACGCTTCTCGGCGTTGACTGCGATGCGCGATATAAAGCGCGTGGGGTCGTACTTCTTTCTCGGTTTCTGGCTGCGGCTCATGCTGCCTCCTTCATGTTCAATGCCGTAACGCCCACGGCAAGAGCTGACCAGGCGTGCGACGACACGCCGAATAACGGGCCCGGCGCCTTCTTGGTCCCGACTTGCGGGGTCTTTCCGCCGCCAGTGCGCGGGAACATATCCAACAGGGCTTGACGAATATTCGAATCCTTGGCCTTGGGCGATCCGCACAGGTGTAACTTCACGTCGCGGCGATAGATCAGGCGCGCGACTTCTGGATACTCATAGGCCTGCTGAAAGCGCCCAATCCAAAGTACGGTCTCGAATACTTCGCGCCCAACCGGCATGCCATAGCTGGAAACCATTTCCATCGCCAACGCGCCTTTCCAGACAAGCACCTTTCCCAGCAGTAACTGATTCGGTGCGACACCGGATTCCATGACTCGGCCAAACTGGATAACGCACCAGCCGGATTGGTCTGTACCGGGATCGATTGAGAGAAGGGCGCTCATTCAAACCCCCGGCGCGATTTCTCTTGGGGCCTGCGCTGCTCTGACACATAGCCCGGCGCCATGTCCGCAAACTTCTGATGCTCACCCATGAACGCGAGCCGCACCGGCCCGGTCTCGCCATTGCGCTGCTTGCCGACGATGATTTCAGCGGTGCCGCGATCGGGAGAGTCGTGGTTGTAGACCTCATCCCGATAGAGCATCAGAATGATGTCGGCGTCCTGCTCAATCGCCCCCGAGTCGCGCAGATCGCCCATGGTCGGACGCTTGTTCGGGCGTTGCTCAACACCGCGGTTAAGCTGGGCTAGGGCGATCACAGGAATATCGAGCTGCTTCGCCAAGCCTTTTAGCCCTGCCGAGTAGGCGCCGATCTTCAGGTCTTGGCGTTCTTCCGTTCCACCCGTCATCAGGCCGATGTAGTCGACCACGATCATGTTCAGCCCGTAGCGGCGCTTTACAGTCCGGCTTCGGCTCGCGATTTCCGCCATCGACAGGCCAGACGTGTCATCGACCAGCAGCAGCATTTCGGACATAACCGAAACAGCATGCGTAAGGCGTGGCCAGTCGCCATCCGTGATCTTCTTGCCGTCCAGGACGTGGCCAAGAGGAATCCCACCGATCCGAGCGATGTTGCGTTGGTGAAGCGCTTTACCAGACATTTCGAGCGAGAAGACGAGAACAGTGCCGCCGTCCTGCGCGACATTCCCGGCGATGTTCATCGAGAACGCCGTTTTACCCATTGACGGACGGCCGGCGACGATCACCAGTTCCGAGCCACGCAGGCCACCGCCGAGCTTTGTATCCAGATCCATGAAGCCAGTCGATGTCACCGCCAGCGGTGCGCCGTGATAGCGCTCGTCAATTTCTGTGACGATTGCGGTAAGCAACGGCCCCGGCATTTGCGGCTCGAATGACTTGGCTTCTGCCAGCGGCTCAAACTTCGCTTGAGCTTCGCTGATGATTTCCGATACCGACTTGCCGGCGCGGTTGAACACCATCTCGGCAACTTCGTCCGACGCCGACAGAAGGCCGCGCAGCTTCCAACGGTCGATCACGATGTCAGCCCAGCGAGCGATACCTGCGCTGCCCGGCGTGTTTTGCACCAACGTGTTCAGGTAAGCCAGGCCGCCAACTTGGTCAGCCTTCCCGGAGTTACCCAGGGCCTCGAATACCGTGATCATGTCGGCGGTACGGCCGGCGACGATCAGCTTCGAGATGTGCTCGAAAATCATCCGATGGTCGTAGCGATAGAAGTGCGATTCCTTCAGGTCGCCAATGCGGTCGATCGAATCGTTGTCGACCATCAACGCACCGAGTACCGACTGCTCGGCTTCTACCGATGCGGGCACTTCGCGTTGCTGCTGTTCGATGAATCTGTCAGGTGCGTTCATTCTTTGCCCTTTGTAAATTGGCCACCCTTGACCTTGGTGTAGCCGTCTCGACTAATCAGGTAATCCATGCCGCAGTGCGGCGGGACATTTACATTGGCGGCCACCCAGGGGAAGTAGCGCTGCCAGAAACTCGGGTCTTTCGCGTGGAACGTCACGAAGTCGTCAATCGCTCCAGCCCGTTGTTCAACGAACGTTGCCGGATCGATCTCTCCCAGCGCCCCACCTAGTGCCTCGTTGTACGCGCCGATGACAGCGGTTTGCTGCGGCGTGTACTCGACGTCAAGTTCGTCTTGCCAGCAGGCCTTGTTCAGCCACGTCGCACCGTGTTTGATGAAGCGCTTGACCTTCCACTGCTCGGAGCGCTTCGCCAAAGCGATTGCATCCAGGATCGTCTGCATAAGCCCGTCGTCGGGTTTCAGCTTTTCGAATGCCTTCAACGCATCCTGCTTTTCCGTTTTCCGGGGATAGGCCGACCAGAAAATGTCAAAGCGTTCGCGGAGCGAATGCGGGAAGGTTTTTGTCTTTTGGTAGTTGTCTTTTGAAGGGTTGTCTTTTGTGGTTACTGATTCGGTAACCGGGGGGGTTACTACTTCGGTAACGGGGGGGTTACTGATTTGGGAACCCTTTTCGAGGGTCTCAGGGGTTACTGATTCGGTAACCCCTGGCAGGATGCTCGACAAACCTTCGGGAGACGGCGACTCAACCTTTACTTCTTGCGGGGTTACTGTTTTGGTAACCCCTGTCCATGCTGCGTGATTCTTGTTCACGCCGAGTCTGTGGCCGAACGTACCGACAGAGCGACTGATCATGCGGCGCGATTCCAGCTCGCGGACGGCGACGCTGACATGCGCCTTGGCAATGCCGGTCATGCTCGCGAGTTGGCTCAGGCCGATGTCATCGTCCTTTTTATTAAAGCCATACGTTTTGCGAACAATCGCCATAAAAACCGCCCATTGACGTGAAGTGAGACCCGCAGCGATGAGCGCATCCAGAAGCTCGTTAGCGAGCCTCGTATAACCGTTCTCAAGTTGCGGTGTTGCTTCTTGCACTCGTCCGCCTTATTGAAAGCCACCGACGACTTTTTTCGATACCGGATGCTCTTCCTCCCAAAGCGGAATGGCTGCGTGATGCTCGCAGAGCGCCACCGCATAACTCCGATCCATCACAGCGTTGTAGATACGCGAGAAGGGGCCATAGAAGAATTCGCGGCGATTCGAGACGCGACAGTCGGAAAGCAACGCGTGGATGCGCTTCTCATGCGCGTCGACGTTCTCAAATTCGGCGTAGCAAATAACCGTGAACGGCATGGGAACCGATGTAGAGCGGCTTAGCTCCTCCGCGCGCTTGAACGGACTGCCCGTGGTATAGCCGACCTTGAACATGCCCTCGTAAGGGGTGCAATCCATGATGTAGACGAATCCCCAAGCCATCCTTACTTCCCCTTGCCAACAAAGGCCGTCGCGGTCAGATCGCGCAGATACGCGTCGATCTCGGATTTCAATTCCTTGCCCAACTGCATACGAACCTCGATCGCCTGGGCAACAGTGATACGCGCGACCAACTCATTGATGTTGAACAGCGACATGTCCAGCGCTCGAGATTCGATTGCGTTCATCTCAATGCCCCAAAACAAGCAGACCAGCACTGACGACAACCAGCGCGGCCAGCAGAATTACGGTGCTTCCAACAATCCAAGCTTTCATGCTGTCCTCGTCTGCCGTTAGTACTGCTACTCGGTGGTGGTGGCGCCGGCCAGTCCGACCGGCGCTTACTTCAGTGTTTCGTTTCCTGCTGCGACTCCAGGATTGTCAGGCTGACTATCGACAACGCCTGAGCCACCCTAGGATCTGTCTCCGCTATCGACTCGAACTCCTTATCGAGTGCTTCCTTATCATCTACCCCCACCCGCTTCCGGGCGTCCTGTGCAGCCTTGCGGCTAATCTGGAGCGCCTCGTCATCTGTCATTTCATAGATTCCCCTGTGAGTTGATTACTTCTTCCATGATCGTCAACCGGGTTTGCCTGTTCATCCACTGCGAGACGGCCCAGTTCCCAAGAACACGTTGATAATCTGCAATCAGTCGAGCCGGCAAGTCCTGGCGAGGCTTGCCGTTAGCGTCCACACCGTCTTTGCACAGCATGTTCGACAGGTGAGACCCTGGGATTTCCAGATGCTCGGCCAGCGTTCTTTGCGTCATGCCGCGCATGGCCCGGTTCTCCCAGGCGAGACGCACGGCATCACGATAAGTTACGCA